GACTCGCACCAGTAAGCACGTCGCCGAGCTGATCGAGACGCAGGTGTCCGACGGCATCTACTTCCCAACCGGCTTTCACAAGCTCGACGCCGAGCTCGACGACGGCGGGCTACCGACCAAGTCACTCACCGTGATCGTGGGCGGGCCTGGCTCAAAGAAGACGGGCGTCGGCACGCACTACGCCGACCAACTCTCACGCCTCGGCGCCGCCGTCGTGTTCATGGCGTGCGATGAGTCGCGGCAGTCCATCGTCACGCGCCTTGGGCAGCGGGCTGGGTTTTGTCGGCGGGGTCTGCGCGACAAGGACGAGATCGGCGCTGCGACGCGTGCCGGTCACCGCCGCTACGAGGTCGACCTGGGGCGCGTGCTGCACCTCATCGAACTGGACGACGAGAGCGACGCGCAGACCCTCGAGGAGGCGCACGACGAGCTCGTACGCATCGCCGGCGGCCGACCACGCGCGCTGATCGTGGACTCGCTGCAGACCGTGCGCTGTGCTGCGGCGGAAGCCATGGCGCAGGGCGCTGACAACCTCCGACTGCGCATCGATGCGAAGGTGGCGACGCTCAAGCGGCTCAAGCGCACCGGCACGATCATCATCGTGATCAGCGAGGTCTCGCGCTCGTTTTACAACGGCACCACACGGCGCATCGAGCGCGAGCATGTGCTGTCGGCGGCCAAGGAGAGTGGCGGCGTCGAGTTCGGCGTGGATTTGCTGTTCGGCCTGGTGCGCCACGCCAAGGACGAGGAGCTCATCGAGCTGGTGGTCGCCAAGTGCCGCATCGGTCGCGAGCCGCGCTTTTTTCTGCGCTGGGATCGCGATCGCGCCTCTCTCGAGGAGGCCGAGGCTGAGGAAGTGAGCGAGGAGCAGCTCGAGCAAAAGGCCACGCTGCGCGAGCGCGACGTACGCCAGCGCATCCTCAAGGCCGTCGTGCGCTCGCCTGGGGCCAGCAAGGAAAAGATTCGCGGCGAGGTCCACGTCCAGCGCGCGCTGGTGCTCCGCCTTGTCACCGAGATGGTGGCCGAGGGGGCGCTCATCGAGGCGCCCCGCAATGAGTACCGCGTGGGTCCAAGCCAAGGGGAGGCATCAAATGAATGAGATGAGTCCCGTACCGTGGGACGTGGGGAGTCCCCGGTACGCCTTGGGAGACCCCTCCCCGGTACGCCTGGGGAGCCCTGGGAGACCCCTCCCGACCCCTCCCGGGAGCCTCGGGCAGGGGCAACTTGCGTCCGGCCTCGCGCGCGCGGTGATCTCGGATCTCTTTCTGATCTCTTCTCTTTCTCTCTCTTACCTCTGCCGAGAGGCAGAGAGGGAAGAGAGAGACTCAGACGCGCGCGGGCGCGTGCCGACCGTCCCCATCCCGGTCGCTCTGCAGCCCTGCCCGGCACCGGCCGGAACGAGAGGGGTTGTGATCGCATGTTCTTCGCTTCCCGCCGAGCCTCCCGCCTGCCTTCCTCCGGCTGCGCCGGCGGCAGTCGGTAGGTCGGCTTTCGGTGGAGTGGGAGGGGCAGCATGAGCCGGACCAACATCGCCCGTGCGGAGGTGGTCTGCGCTTGTTGCGGCGACCTGATCGCGGAGCTCGAGGCCGGTTGGTTTGAGTGGGTGATGCGACTCGGCCAGGCGCACAACGGCGCTCTCGAGGGCTTTCAAATCGTGCACCACGCCGAGCGGTGCATGTACAACACCGACCGCTTCAAGGGCGACCGGTACGTGCTCAACCAGCCGCTCTCGCACTTCGCGGGGGCAGGCGGTCTGCAGGAGCTCGCTGCGCGCGTTCGCCAGGCACCCACGGTCGAAGGTTCGTCGCTCGGCCTGGTCCTGTGGCAGCTCGCGCGACTGAGTGAGCTTGGACGACGGGGCAAGCCATGACCCTCGCCTACGTCCCCCAAGCCGTGCGCAAAGAGCGCAGCGCCGCCAGCCTCGCGACCGCGGTCCTGACCATCCAGCACGCGCGGCTCAAGCTGCGCCGCGAGCTCCTGGTCGCGCTCGGCAGCGGCGACATGCGCGCCGCCAACGCGCTGAGTGCGGCACGGGATGCGCTGGGGAGACTCGAGCGGGAGCTCAAGGCGGTCGCGCCGGCGGCGGAGGTGGAGCCATGAAGTACACGCCCGACGTGTTTGTGGGGCTCGACCAGGCCGAGCGCTCCGGCTGGTGCATCGTCGCCAAGGGCGCTGTGCAGGCCCACGGCGTCACGAAGGACCACCTGGGCATCGTGGCTGCGTTCGAGGCCGTCCAGCGCCTCTGTGAGGGCAACCTGACGCGCGTGCTGGTGGTCCTCGAGGAGCACGGCGGGCATCTGTACAACGCCGGCAAGAGCTTCCAGCGCAACCCCAAGAGTCTTGTCAGCTTGGGCGCCGCGCGTGGCTGGTGGGAGCACGAGTTTGGGCGCGCGGGACACCCGGAGTCGCTGTGCCTTCGGGTGACGAGCGCGGACTGGCGCCTTCGTGTGCTCGGCGCGCGCAACAGCCTCGGCACGGAACGGCTCAAGGCGCTTGCGGTGCAGTGGGCCGCCGGGCGGGCCGTCCACCCGATCGAGGACGACAACGAGGCCGAGGCCATCGCCATCGCGTCCTGGGCAGCGCTGGACGGCGTCGCACGCCTCGAACAGCGGCGCACGGTGGGTCGCATCAAGGCTCGGGACAAGCGCGGCGCCGCCAAGCAGCTCGGGCTGCCGGACATGCCGCGCGCCAAGACGTCGGGACGTGTGGCCAGCAGTAACAACGGGAGGTTCTGAGCATGGGCGGAGCATCGTACGAAGTCTGTGGCGCGCAGTTGATGGAGGGGGGCCGCGTCTCACGCTGCTACAGGCGTGGTCACGCGTGCTTTGGCGGCAGGTGTCGCGAGCACGACGAGATCGGACAAGACCCAGGGCCACGCATCCTGTGCGGCTGGAAGCGGTCGGACCACGCGGTGCCTTGCGCCAACCCGGTGCGCTACCTCGGCCAGCGCTGCAAGTCGCACGCACCCGATCGCACCGAGGCCATGGACGAGCGTCGGCGCTTCGAGATCGAGGGCAAGCTCGCCTACAAGCTCGAGCGCTACCGGGCGATGGAGCGCGACATTGGGGAGCTGCGGGCGGAGCTCGCCCGACTTGTCGCAAGGGCTGGCGGCCTTGACCTCGACAAGCTGCAGGACGAGGGCGAGCGGCTTCGGCGGCAGTGTCGGGAGGCAGCCGAATGACCGAGCTCCACACGCCTGCGGAGATCTCCCTGGGCCAGGTCCTGGACCTCATCCCCGAGGACCATCCCATCTTCGTGCGCCTCGAGCGTGCCGACGAGGACTTCGGCCGCCCACTTGGCGATGGGCTCAGGCTCCAGCGCTGGGCCATGTCACTTGTCGCGCTGCACTTTGCCGAGCGCACGCCGCGCGATCGTGCCGAGCTCGCGCACGCCTACAGCAACACGGTGTGGGCTGTCTATTTGGCGTGGCGGTGGCCTTGCGAGGGGTGTGATGGATGTCGGGAGGCGGCGCAATGAGCGAGAGCTGCGTCGAGCAAGCCGCGCGTGTCGCCGCCTTCCACCAGCTCACCGAGCTTCTGCCCGGCGTGACGCTCGAGGAGTGGCGGCGCCGCTGTGCACGGTGGAAGGCGCGTATGAGCATCTGGGTCGTGGTCGGCGAGCTGCGCGCGCTGATCGACCGGTGTGCCGAGCTCGAGCAGCGGGTGGAAGAGCTGGAGCGTCTTGTGAATGTCTCTCGGCCGTGTGCCGACAACCTGGAGGACACCATGAAAGAAGCTGTCGAACGCGACCACGATCCTGTGAACAACGTGCCAGGGCCGACCGACGAGGCGAAGGGCGATCCGGGCTTTTTGCTCCAAGCGGCACGGAGGCTCGAGTTGGCTGGCGACGGCGACGAGGACGAGCCCGTCGAGGAGCCCGTCAAAGAGCTGCCCAAGCCCCAGGAGGTGCCGCCGCCTGCGCCGGCTGAAGACAAGCCTCCTGAGCCTACGCCGGCGACTGAGCCCGCGGGTTGATGGTGCCGACGCCCTCCACGCGCGCGAGCATGGCGCTTGTCGCTGCCGCCTCGATCCCCGGGTCCATCGAGGCGCGGCTCGTCCACGGCTGCACGTGCGCCGTCGCTCGCCATCGAGAGACCGAGTGGCGGCCCGACCAGGTCGCGGAGTGGCAGGGCGTCATTTGCCTCGGCTGCCCTGCACATGGGCGGCTGCTCGAGCAGTACGTGGTCGGGCGAGCGCATGCGCGGCTTGAGCGCGGGCTGGTCGCGGACGTGCGGCACATCCGAGAAGCGCATGTCCTGCCCACGCGGCAGTGGCCTTTGCTGGCGCGTGTGGGGGCTTGGATTCGTGGGTGGCTCGTCTGGTGAGGGGCGCCGGTGGAGCGCCGTGGTGGAGGCGGCAGGGCCCTCCGAGCGGCCTCGAAAGGGCGTCGCGAGGTCGATCCCCCCTCCTACAGTGCAGGGGGTCCCAAGGCCGGGGGGCCACGCGCAAATACTCCGGGTAAATTTCAGTCAAGTTCCGCTGCATCCCAGTAAAGAGGAGTAAAAGTAGCCGTGAAGTCGCAACCACACGCGCGCGCGTCTACCGTCGGAAGCGAGCCGTCCAGCGCGTCTACAGCAGTTGCGCCTGTAGATCCGCTCGCGTGTGTGCCGCGCACGGAAGGCCAGCGACTCCTGCAGCTCGTGCCTGGCACGCTCAACGCCATCGCGGCCAAGGTGCAGGCGAGCAAGCCGGCCGTCTCCACGTGGCGGATTGGGACGCGCACGCCCGACATCGGCGCACGTCGCCGCCTGTGGGCCGCGTTCGAGATTCCGATTGAGGCGTGGGAGTGCCTGCCGGGCTCGCTCGAGGTCGACGATGCCGAGCTCGACGGCGACCAGGGCGACGAGGACGAGGACGACGACGAAGAGGACGGCGCCGCGCACGAGCAGTCGGTCCTAGACCACGCCAACCGGCGTCTGCGCATCCTGAGCAAGCAGATCGGCAAGAAGGGTCTCACGACCCGTGAGCGCATCATGCTGGACGACGCCTACGGCAAGGCCGTGGCAGCGCGTGCGAAGTTCCTGCGCGAACAGGAGCTGCTCGAGGACCGCATCATTCGCGAGCACCCCAAGTGGCGTGCGCTCAAGGCCGTCATCATTGCCGCGCTCGTCAAGCATCCAGCCGTCGCGCGCGAGGTAGAAGCGGCGATCATCGCCACGATCGGAGCAGACGCTTAGGAAGGGGGTACACGCTTGGCCACATCGACGATCGCGCATGAGGTCACCACTCGCCGTGTCGGCCGCCCGCGCAAGGACGCCGCCCCGCTGCCTGGCGTGCTCGCGTTCGACGGCGACCTGCTCATGCAGTTCTCGCCCGCCATCCACGCCGCCAGCGGCATCCGCTTCCCCAGCTCGCACTACCAGGCCGACCCGGTGGCGTTCGGCCGCGAGATCCTCGGCGTCGACTTCTGGAGCCGCCAGATCGAGATCTTGGAAGCCGTGCGCGACCACCCGCGCGTCGCGGTGCGGTCCGGCCACAAGATCGGCAAGAGCTTCGCCGCGGCCGCCCTCGCCCTCTGGTACTACTGCTCGTACGAGTTCGCGCGCGTGGTGATGAGCTCGACCACGGCGCGCCAGGTGGACGAGATCCTGTGGCGCGAGGTGCGCATGACGCACGCGCGCTCTGGCCGCTGTCTCGACTGCAAGATCGCGATCGAGCAGGCGCGCGCACGTGGCGACCGGCTCGACGTGCCGCGACCTTGTCCGCACTCGAGTCTCATCGATGGCGACCTCGGCGACACGGCCCGCACCGGCTTCAAGAGCGCCGACTTCCGGGAGATCGTCGGCTTCACTGCGAGCCAGGCCGAGGCCGTCGCCGGCATCAGCGGGCAGAACGTCTTGTACATCGTGGACGAGGCGTCGGGCGTCAACGAGTTCGTGTTCGAGGCGATCGAGGGCAACCGCGCCGGCAAGGCGAAGCTCGTGCTGTTCAGCAACCCGACGCAAAACCAGGGCACCTTCTACGACGCGTTCAACAGCAAGGCGCGGTTCTGGAAGACGATCACCGTGTCGAGCGAGGACACGCCGAACGCGATCGCCGGCCACACCGTCATTCCGGGGCTGGCCGAGCGCGAGTGGATCGATGAGAAGCGCGAGGAGTGGGGCGAGAAGTCGCCGCTGTTCATCGTGCGCATCAAGGGTCAACACGCTGAGTACGAGGAAGGCAAGATCTTCAGCGTGCACGAGATCGCGCAGTCCGTGGCACGGCGGAGCGAGACGCCGGCGGAGGGGCGCCTGTACATCGGCGTCGACCCCGCCGGCGAGAAGGGCACGGGCGACGAGGCCGCGTTTTGTTGTCGCCGTGGCTTGAAGCAGCTCGAGTTCGAGGTGCCGCGTGTGGGGCTCACCGAGGACGGGCACTTGACGACGCTGCTCGTGCTCATCGCGCGCCACAAGCTGCCGCGCGAGACGCCAGTGGTGGTGGTCGACCGGGACGGCTCCATCGGCAGCAAGGTCTACAACGCGTTTCGCAGCTACGCCGAGCACAACCCCGGGTCGTTCGAGATCGTCGGCGTGCGCGGGTCTGACAAGTCGCAACGCCAGCCGCTCGTGTATCACCTGATGCGCGAGGCGCTCACGGCGAGTCTGAGCGCGTGGTTTCTCGCCGGCGGCGCGATCGTCGACGACGCCAAGCTCGAGAAAGAGCTGCACGTGATGGAGTGGCGGCAGCGGCCCGACGGCCGGATGAAGGTCACCGACAAGCTTACGCTGCGCAAGGTGCTCGGCCGCTCGCCCGACCGCTACGATGCGCTGGCGCTGTCGACCTGGGAGCCGCTGTCCCTGCGCGAAGAGTCGGCAGCCACTGACACCCTCGCCCGTGCGCGCGAGCAGCGAACGCCCTACGATCGTGGACCCATGGATCCCTACGCCGGCGCGCGCGCCTGGGAGAGGCGGTAGCCGGTGACCCAGGGGCAGCGGCATCTGATCGCGCTGCTGCAGCATGTGTCTGCGCGCGAGGTCGCAGCCCGTCTGCACGTCACGAAGTCGTGTGTTTCTCGGTGGCTATCCGGGTCGCGCGTCCCGTGCGAACATGCGCGTGTGCTGCTCGAGGTGCACCTGCGGATCCCGGTCGGCGAGTGGACTGTCTACCGTTCACGGTTTGATCGCAGTCGCTAGTTGACACTAGCGGTCTTCCCAGAGTGCTTCGCGGTCACGATGCTCGGCCGCGATGGGCCTTCGTCAAACACTCGCACGCGCCGCAGCCTCGCTGATCGGACTCAGCGCGTACGAAGTGCAGCCGAGTCCATTCGCAGCCGTCACCGCGTCCGAGGCGGACGAGGCCAGGTTTCGCAAGCTGTACGGCGGCCAGCTGCAGCGGCAAGAGACCTCGATCACGCGCTGGTACATGAGCGACCTCGAGGCGTGCGAGACCTCGGCCGACCAGGGGATCCTGCGCCTGGCCGCCATGCTCATGCGGTCGGCGCTACGCGACGGCGTGATCAGCGGCGTGCTCTCGACGCGCACCAGCGGCCTCGTTCGCCTGCCCAAAACCTTCCGTGGTGACGCCGAGGCGATCAGTGCGCTCGAGCTCGGGCACGACAGCACCCGCGCCGTGTTCGATGAGATCTTCCCCCCTTCGGAGCTCGCCGCGCTCGCTGCGGATGGCGAGCTGCTCGGCGTGGGCGTCGGCGAGCTCGTTCCTGTGCCGGGTCGCGACTACCCCGTGTTCGTCCGCCTGGATCCCGCGTTCCTCGTGTATCGGTGGCAGGAAAACCGCTGGTACTTCCAGGGCATCGTCGGGCTGATCGCGATCACCCCAGGGGACGGTCGCTGGATCCTGCACACGCCCGGCGGTCGCAATGCGCCCTGGCAGCACGGTCTGTGGCGCAGCATCGGGCGGGCGTACATCCGCAAGGAACACGCCGCGCTACACAAAGACAACTGGGAGGCGAAGCTCGCCAACCCCGCACGCGTCGCCGTGGCATCCACCGGCGCGAGCGAAGAGGAGCGGCAGGGCTTCTTCTCCCAGTTGCTTGCGTGGGGCATCAATACCGTGTTCTCGCTCCCGCCCGGCTGGGACGTGAAGATCGTGGAGAGCAACGGCCGCGGACACGATTCGTTCAGCACCACGATCCAGGAACAGAACACCGAGATCACGATCTGCATCGCCGGCCAGACGGTCACGACCGACGGCGGCACCGGATTCGCCAATGCGGACATCCACAAGAGCATCCGTGCCGATCTGATCAAGTCCACGGCAGACAGCCTCGCCTACACGCTCAACACGCAGGGCCTGCCGGCGTTCATCGTCGCGCGCTGGGGCGAGGATGCGCTGGCGACCAAGTCTGTGGTGGTCGCGTGGGATGTCACGCCACCAAAGGACCGCAGTGCCGAGGCGCAGAGTCTGCTCACGGTTGCCACGGCGATCACGGCACTCACTGATGCGCTCAGTCGACACCAGCGCGAGCTGGACGTGGGCGCGCTCGCCGCTCGGTTCAGCATCCCAATTCTGAACGACGCCAACGGCGACGGAGAGCCTGATGTGGTGGCCGACTCGTCTGACGACGCGACCGTGACGCCGATTCGGAGGGCCGCTTGACGCGCGTCGCCCAGCATCGCTTTCAGCGCTCGGGCAATCTAGCGCTCGACCCCTCGGCATTCTTCTTTCTGTTCGCCGAGCGAGAGGAGCTCGAAAACGAGCGCGTGGGCGACGTCGAGATCATCACCGTCTGTGGTCCGCTCACGCACCACGGTGAGGGCTGGTTTGATAGCTACGACGAGATTCTAGGCCGCGTCGACGCCGCGTGCGCCGGGACGGCGGCAACGATCTGCCTCAAGCTCGACAGCCCCGGCGGCGATCTCTCGGGCTGCTTTGAAGCGTCGCGTGCGGTCCGCGCGCGGTGCAAGACGGCTGGCAAGCGCCTCGTCTCCTACGTGGAAGGCAACGCCTGCTCGGGCGGGTACGCGCTGGCGTGCGCGGCGGAGACCATCTACGTGGCGCCCACCGCGATCGTGGGCTCGATCGGCGTGCTCAACACGCGTGTCGACGCGACCGCGAACGACGCAGCCTACGGCATCCGCTTCTCACTCGTTGGCTCGGGCAAGTACAAGGCCGACGGCCACCCGCATCAGCGGCTTTCGGACAGCGAAGTCGAGCGGACGCAGGCGGTGATCAACTCGTTGGCCGCCGTCTTCTTTGAGCTCGTCGCCGAGCAGCGCGGCATGGATGCCGGCGTAGTGGCCGCGCTCGAGGCGGGGATCTTCCACGGTGAGACGGCGGTGGGTGCAGGACTCGTCGACCAAGTGATGTCGTTTGACGCAATGCTCGCGGCACTCGCGGGGAAAGGAGTGGAACCAATGTCGGGAGCAAACAAGGTAGAGGCCACCGAGGAAGAGGAGACGCCGAAAGCCGGCAAGGACCTCGATGACGCGCGCGCCGCGCTCCAGAAGGCGGCCGAGGGCGAGGGCGACGACGCAGAGCGCGCACGCCGTGCGCTCGCAGCGCTCGACGGCAAGTCGGACGACGAGGAAGAAGAAGAGCGCGGGGAAGACGCGGCCGCCTCCGCTGCGGTCTCGAGTCAGACCGCCGGAGAGATGGGAACGACCATCACCACGCTGTCGACGCGCTTGGCGAAGCTCGAGAGTCAGAACGAGGCACTGTCCCGCCGTGAGTTTCTCGCGTCGCGGCCAGACCTCGCCCCGAGTCTCGTCAAGGTCCTCGAGACCAAGCCGCTGAGCGAAGTGCGGGCGATCGTGAACGCGATGCCCAAGCCCAAGGCGCCCGAGCTCGCCGCCACCGCGACGGTCCCGGTGACGCGCGGCGCCGGGCAGACCAGTCCAGCGATGTCGGCCAGCGGCGGGACGCCCAGCTCCGGCTCGCCCGACGCGGCATGGCTCGACAAACAGATGGGCTTGTCGGTCGAGCAGAGCGGCGTCGAGCGCGGCGAGCACGTGTTGCGATTCAACCTGGCCGGCCTTGCGCCAGCCACGAAGAAGCCGGCCACCGCGCCAGCTGAGGGGAGCGCATCGAAATGACTGCACTGGCAAAGGCTCGTCCGAGGTCGTTCGAGCGCTGGACACACCATCTCATGCCGCTTGCCGTCGGCAACAAGGCGTTCGCGGGTGGACTCTGCGGGGTTGACCTCTCCACGGGCAAGGTCGAACCGGGCCACGTGGAGGCAGACCTGTTCATCTTCGGCACGTTCGATGAAGACGTCGACGCGACGACCGTGGAGAAACAGGTCAACTGCGATTTCGGCATCGAGATCCAGGTGGAGCTGCTTGCGAACGACGGCTCGATCACGGCCGCCATGCTCGGCCAGCTCGCGTACGCCGTCGACGATCAGACGGTCGGAGCCAATGGCACCGGCACCTCAATCGTGGGCCGGATCTGGGAAGTGAAGACCAATGGCCTAGTCGCCGTGCAGCTCCTGCTGGCGCGCTAACGGCAGACCGTCAGAGAGGACAGTAAGCAATGCCAGCCATTACCCCCAGTTTCATGATGGATCTGCAATCGCGGATGACCATCATCAGCGAAAACGAGTACGCGAGACTGACCAACGCGAAGCACCAGTGGTGGCGCCGGGTCGTCCGCACGCGCACCACCGACGCGGCCAAGGACATCTTGCTATGGCTCTTGTCCACGGCGCAAATCCACGACCAGGGCAAGGGCGGCAACATCCGCTTCGACTCCATCGTGTCGGCGTACACCACGATCGAGCATCGGTTCGCCGGTTCCGGTCTCAAGCTATCGCGCGCCCAGCTTACGGATACAGACGGCCAGGGCGTCAACCTGGCCGCCGCGTGGTCGCGCGACATCTCGGCGCAGATGATCTACTACCCGCAGAAACTCGCAGGGCACTTTCTCAAGAATGCACACACCCCAGGTGTTTACACTTCGTATGACGAGAAGCCGTTCTTTGCCACCGACCATCCGCTAAACGTGTACACCCCAGCGATCGGAACGTTCGCCAACCTGTTCACGGGCGCGGCAGCCGGCGACTACCCCGGCGCGCTGCCCATCGACGACAGCGTGCCGCTCGACACGGCGATCCAGAACCTTCAAAAGGCGCTGGCCTACATCGCATCGATCAAGATGCCTAACGGCGAAGACCCTCGGTACCTGGATGGCGTCGCGTTGATCGTTCCTCCGCGCATGGCGTTTCGTGCCGCGCAGATCACCGGCGCCAAGTACATGGCGCAAACAACCTCGGCCGGCGGCGCTGCAACCGCCGACGTGGAGGCAGCAATCCGCAACATGGGCATGAGCGAGCCCGTCGTCGCTCGCGAGCTGGCCGGGTTCGAGAACGACAAGACATACTTCATCGCGACGGATCAGCTCGACGCGAGCGAGCTGGGCGCCGCGATCCTCACCGAGCGCGACGCGTTCCAGGTGCTCTACTACGGGCCCCAGGACCAGGCGGTCTTGAATCGCGCCGACGAGTTCGAGTGGCATTGCAAGGGCCGCAACGGTCTCTCTGCCGGTCACCCCTACGCGCTGTTCAAGTTCAAGGCGACGTAAGCCCCATGAGCCAGTACGTCACGGTCCCGGAGTTTCGGACGCGCTCGGTGATTCCGGGCGCGTATGTCGACGAGCTCGAGATCGGCGCGCCTGGCTTTCTGCAGTCTCGCCTTGTGGCCCGCTCCTCGTTCACGGATCGCTATCTCGGACGGCGCTTCCCTGTGCCGTTCGATGCGCCCTACCCGGAGGCGGTGCTCGATTGGGTGGTCCGGCTCGTCACGCCGGAAGCGTACCTACGTCGCGGCGTCGACCCGTCCGACCTGAGTATGCAGAGCGCGATCGAGTCGGCCACGCGCGCCGAGGAAGAGATCCGGCAGGCCGCCAACGGCGAGATGCTGATCGACTTCTACACCGAGGACAAGCGCTCGCGCATCACCAAGGGCGCACCGCTCATGTACAGCGAGACCTCGCCGTACGTGGCCAGCGACATCCAGCGCGCGACCGGGCGACTCGAGGATCGCAACCGTAGGGGCACGTGATGGCCGAG